GATCTAGTCATCGTAGGTGTTCTTATCTATTAATATTTTTGTTATCATATAACCGCCATATAAGGAAAATTAATTGTATATTTTCCTGGAGCTAGGAGTTCAAATACATCTTTAGTATCGCTTTGAGTAAATCTACAATTTTGCAACGCACTATTTATACCAACACCCCAGTTCACATTTGAAAGTCCATCAATATCAAATCTATTTTTACTAAATACAATAGTATCAGTTAACCAAGTAAGAAATGTATTTTTATTACTTACTGAAATATCTTTCATTAAAATATTGCCGTACACCTTTTTGGGTCCTGCATCATAAACTTTTTCCGTTCCATCGACTATAGGTAATATAAAATGATTTAGACGTTTAATATAAAAATTTGTACCGTATACTAATTTACCAGTAAGGTATGTACCTGCCGTACCGTTATCAGTTTGTGTAAATATTACTGTAGTACTCATCGTTTCAACTCCGCTCTAATACGAGGAAGAATATTTTTTCTTACGTATGTTTCTTCACCTATAATAGTATCAATATAAATACTAGTGGATTTATTATCAGTTCCACCAAAAGAAACCATTCTATTAATTGCTGAATCTCCACCTAGACGATCAATATCGTCTCTACTTAAAACGTATTCCCCCTTACTGGCACGTATATTTACTGAATCCGACGTACTATTACCATTACCTTTAACCCAACCACCTGTATAATAAGCATCTGCAGGATTATTTGCGGCGGTAATAGCCAATTGTGTTGTCGTAACACCTGCGGCCAAACCTATACCCAGGGGTATAGCTACATATGGAGGCATTTGTTTACTTAATGCATTTATAAAATTGGAAGTCATTGTGCCGCCATTTAACGCGATTTGTATCATACTGGCTTTCCAATTAGCTTGTGCAGCTTTTTTATTTTCTGCAGCTATTTTAGCATTTATTTTTTTCTGTTCTTTTTGATATTTATTCTCTGCTAATGTTTTCTGCATAGCACTGTCACCTGCTGCAGCCATTTCTGTATTATATCTATCTGTTACTGCTTGCATTTCTTCGTTATAAATTTCTAACTGTCTTGTATGTAAATATTCTTGTCGTTCAGAAATAGAATCCATAATTGGATTGTACACATCTAACGTAACACTATATATATCAGCGAATTTCTCTATCCCTGCATAGGGGTTAATTTCAACTTCTTGTAGTTTTTTTAATTCATTTAAAGAATCTTCTACAAAATTCTCAATTTCTCTTTTTGCTTCATCGTTTGCTTCAACATCTGCTGGAATAATTAAATCAGTAAACTCTGCTTGTAATTTTTTTAGTGTTTTATTTGTCCAATCAGCATAAACTGTGTTTTCTACATTAAAAAGTTCACCTAGTATACTTTTTCCTGTTTCTTTATCTATCTTAAAAGTATCAAAAACTTTAGATTTAAATTGTTCAGATTTTACTGTAAAACTATGCATATCAAAAATTTTACCATAAGCATCATCAAATTTATTTTTATCTTCTTTATCTTTAGGGAGAGTTAAATTAGATCCAAATGGCTTAGGTTTAGGTTTAGGTTTTTCATCCTTACCCAACGTTACTGATGTGCTGCTACGCATAATTTTGTTGTATTCTTCATATGCTTGATTTAAATCAACTTGACGATCTCCAGTAAATTTTATTTGTGTACCTAAACTTAACATCCTGTTTTCTAAATTTTTTATTTCTGGAAGAATATCTGTAACATTTCCTGTACCACCTTCTACTTTTTCATACAACTCTATAAGAGTTTCTAACGTATTAATTCGTTTAACTACAGGATCAGTTGAATCTGAAAACTTTTCAGCCATTCGCATTTCTTTAAATTTTTCCGCAATATCATTCGCTAATAGATACAGTGTTGTAAGAGAAGCAATAAGTAATCCTACTGAACCTTGCGCACCCAAAAAAGCTGTCTTTAATGTTCGCCCAAAAATAGCGATTTGATTTGTTATATTTATTAATTTGTTAATAGCGAAGGCAGCTAAAAGTTCTTTTGAGTGTTCAGCAGCGAAAGTAATAATAGGAATTAATGCATTTAAAGTTTTACCTAGAGCTACAAATGCCTTTGTATAGTCTGCAAGCAGTTTAGGATTATTTTTTAATGTTTCATTAAAGTCAACTATCTTAGCCATTAAGTTATCAAGAACGGTAACTCCACCTTTACCCATTTCTTTATTTAAAGTATTAAGGATCATTACAAAATGATCATTTAACATTTGTAACTTATCAAGTAAATTATCCCGCATTTCATCTGCGACTGTACTAAGCGGTCTACTTAAATCGGTTAACCGTTTCTGTAAATCATATACTTTATCTGCATTATCACCTAGAGCAGCAGCAGCAAGTATACCACGTTTATTAAATTGTTTTAATAAATCTACTACAGGTAGTCCATTTTTATTCAATAACTCTAATAATTGTGTAACTCCCATCTCTTCTATCTTGACTTCTTTAAGTGCTTCAGCTACCTCCGGAGTTAATTTTAACATATTAAGTAATATATTACGAATTCCTGTACCCGCCAAAGAACCCTTTTGACCTGTTTGTGCAAGAATTCCTATCATTGCAGATAATTCTTCAAAAGAGACGCCTAATTGATTTGCAACAGGTGCTGCATATGTCATTGCATATAGATAGTCCTCTAGGTTAAGAACTGTCTCATTGAGTGCACGACTCATAACATTAGCAGCGTAACTTGCTTTATCCGTTCCCATACCGAACGTATTTAAAATATTAATAAGTCCTTCAGATACAGCACCTTGTTCTTCACCTGAAACTGTCGCTAAATCTAAAGCATTTTTTAATACTTCCATTCCTTCTGATCCACGAATACCTGCTTTAGATATACCCAACTGTGCTTCAGCTATTTGCGTAAAAGAGTGTTCCGTGGTTAAAGCAAACTTTTCTATTTCCTTTTCCATCTTACCCATTGTGCCAGCACTCTCGTTGCCAATAGCTTTAATTTTCTTCATAGCTTTTTCAAACTTGAGTGCTTCATCCGTAGCTTGCATAAGTTTAGCAGAAAGCATATTAATGCCTTTATAAACGCCAATAACGGCAAAGGCATTACGCATAGTATCCCCTAAGGATTTAACTTTAGGTTGTGCCTTACTAACATTGGTTGCTAGTTTTTGTATAGCAACATTGCCGCCATCATCGACGGCTATTTTTACTAGCATTGTGGGCATTTTTATGTTTCCTATCTAAATATAACTTATGATTTTTCCTACTCAAAAAATAAGCCATCGTTTCCCAGAAGTTTCTAGGTGAAATATCATCTAGTCTCTCTGTATCAATTACATCCCTTGCTAAACTAAGCGTAAAATATCCGTTATTGTCTAACGGAGAAACGCTTATTATTAAATTAAATAATGACCAATATTTTATAATATTAGTACATTTTACAATATACTTAAAATCTTCATTACCTGCTTGTATATTACAGTCTATACAATTCTCACAATGCTGGCACAATGTACATCGCATGAAATCAAATTTCATGTCAACTACTTCATCGCACCAGCATTCAAGTTTTTTGTGTTTAAACCTAGATATGCCGTTAATACTTGAGTAGCCACATCACCAAAATTAGTGATAAACTCAAATACAGCTGCCTGAACATCTTCAATAATATTACCTTTTTCATCCTGAATATTAATAGGATTTCCTTCAAAATCATTAATACCTCTTACAGCTTTTAATGATTTACGTATCTTGTGCCAGATAACTGCCTGTTGTTTATACATCTTATCTGCTTTTACTTCGTCAGTATCTTTTTCAAGTATAGGCTGAAGTTCCTTAACTTTCTTACGTATATCTTCCGTAAAGCAGTCTTCAGTTAGGATAAATTCAAAATCAGCCTCGAAAAAATCTGCTCCCTCTTCAGAGGGAGATCCGTATTTAACTGTGAATTTCCTTGTAGGATTTAAAATAAACATTATAATTTCTCCTTTAATTAATTTGCAAACATCTGGTTGATACTTGATAAATCTCTCACTCTAAGAATTATGGGACTTTTTTGTATTAATGTATTACCATATAACCAAGTAGCAAAATTATTAGACGAGACATTTGGAGTAGTATAATATGGAATCAATTCAAGATTTTCTCTAGCTACATCATCATCTGATGCACCGGGAGACTTAACTTTTGCAGCATTAATAAGTAATTCAAAACGATAATATCCATATACTGCACTAATTCTTACACATACAGTTGTCCAAGAATCCATTAAATCTTGATAAGTATTAGCTGTATGACGTGAAATTACTAAATTGCAACCTAGACTGTACTGCCCCTCAAATACAGGTTCAGCTAAATAAAGACCGCTTGCAGTATCCTGTATCTTATTAAGAGGTATTTCGATATTTACATCGAAGTCAGATATACCTAATGTATATAAACTATTTTCATTCGTCCCTACTTCGACCTTAAATTGATCGTGGCTCATCCTGTTAGTATTAGTAATAATACCAGGAGGGAAAGTCCAACTAGAAGAGGAGTAATCTCCTCTAGATTCTGTATATGCAATAAAATCGTACATAAATTTCGCTACTTGTCCAGCTGATGAGGATAGACTCCATTTAGAACACATAGCATTCTTGTAAATCATATCATTAACAAGTGCGAGACCGATAGTTGCCATACGATTTTTTAAATCACCGGAAGTATATCCGGTAATTTCTTCTGCTAGACGATATTCTGTCAAGTGTCTCTCGTGTGCATCTAACTCGTACAAATGATTATACATCAAACTTGACCTAGAAGTAAATACGAGTGGATCATCTCCTACTCCACTTACTCTATCTAGATTACCTGTAGTTAATGCAGGAGCAGTGTGGTCATCACAACGAAAAATATAGTATACTAAACTTCCATGTACTTCTTTTCTAAGAAAAGTGAAAGAATTATCATCTATATCATTATACACTGCGCCAGCGATAGGTTTAACTCCTGGATCAGTAATAATAAAACAACATTCTTCTACTATACTATTCTCAAAACCAAAAGCCCAAAAATGCTTATTATTCATATCTGTAAAATAAGCATCATGTTCTAATGATTTTTCAATAAACTCTCCCGTTTTTCTAGGAGTATCTTTGAATCCATTCGTAGTAATAGATTCATCCTCAACAGTATTTATAGTCTTCCCTTTCCCCAAACTCAAATAGGGGAAAGCATCTCCTGCCCCTAAAGTTTGTTCAGAACCAACTTCACCCCAACCGGGTGATTGATCTTCAATTAAACCCTTTTCAAGTTTAAAAGCTGCTTTTTGTAATGCTTTAACTGAAGCCATTATATTCTCCTTTAATTAACAACTGTTATTCTTACGGGTGAAGTAAATTCCATATTGCTGTTTGCATAAGATGCACCAAGACCATTGCGTCCTATCATCATTGTAATACTTTGTTGAGGAAGATCATCATCAGATATACCAGTATCTACTTTAAAGTTAGGTATTTCAATAAGAATAGTGTGTGTTGCATCTAGGTAAAGATATAACTGTGCCTGAAGAGAAGTGAAATTATCTCTCCAATCAAGAAAAGTATTATCTTCGTGTCGCGCAACTTTAAACGAGCCTGTAAATTGTGGAGGAGTCATTCCAAAAATAGGAACCAATGTAGTCTGACTACTAGCAAACTGTTCATCAAATCCACAATCCATGCTCAATTCAAAATCATCAATCAATACATTATCTCCTGCAGCAAGAGCATCAGCTTGATCTCCTACACGGAAAAAACCAGAACCTCCTGCATGGTTAAATACAAAGAACGTACCTATCCCCGTGGGTTCAGCAGGATAAGCACTAGTTGCTTGACGACTCTCAGGCGTTACTCCTATGAATTCAACATCTACTGTGAATTTACCACCTGCGGAACCTTTAATAGATAATGATTTTATATATACATTGGCATATTGGTAACAATTTACGCTGTCAAGTGTTGCTATAGAAAGTTTCTTTGTATTAGATGTACCATTACAGCTAAATACACCAGAATTATTTGTACCAAAAGCGGCTTCTAATATAGGTTCAATAGATATTGCATCTAATTGCATACCTAGAGAACCACCAACATGTCTATTCCCCTGAACTGGTACGTTTTTAAATGCAACACCCACGATAGCTTCATCTTCTATCGTATCAAAACTCTGATTCATCTCTTCAGAAGTGAAGGGAAGTGAAAACATTGCAGTATCTTCAAATGAAGTTCCGGTTTGAAGTTGTACAGCTGCAGCTTTTAAACATTTTACAGTGGCCATCGTATTCTCCTGTAATTAAAGGGTTTCTGTATCGGGTAACAATAATTCAATTTCAATGTGTACTATAGCCGCCATAGTATGCGGTATTAATTCTTTTTCAAAAAATATTTCAGGATAATCCCCTATCTGTTCAAAACCGTTACAGGGTGGATTCCCTGCTTGCCTTTCGTCTAAAAAAGAAAAATATTTATCTGCTATTTCTTTACCGTAAATTACTGCAGTTTTCATTTCAACTAAACTAGCGGTATAATTTTCATTATCGGTTCTAAAATACACAGCTGTTCCTAAACGCAATGTCCATTTTAAATTACGTTGATCAACGTATCCATCACATTTCAATTTAGTAATAACTGTTTCAAGTCTAGGTAATTTTTCATCTCCTAGACCTGACAATATTGGCTCTTCACCAAATAATACATTAGTCGTATCCTGAATAAAAGAACACGTTTTTAACTTGAGATCAACCGCCTCAAGTAATTCATCAAGTGCGGCCATATTTCTCCTTTACTTTTAAAATACGTTGAAGACGACTATTAAATAATTGTTGCATACGTAAATCTTCATCCTGTGCAGCAGGTGTAAAAGATTGACGTACAATACCGCGCAAACCGTGTTCATGTAAAAAACGCGCACGTAGTGTTGCTTTAGTCTCTTTCCTTCCTTCTGCTCTTAGCGGTTTACCATCTATAACAGTAACGATTCTTCCTCCGCCAACAAAACCTTTACCTATAAACGGATTATCATTAGCTATTAACGCACTTAATGTTGCTTCATACGTTTCATTAATATTTCTACCTGTTTTTAAAGCTACTATTCGTCCACGAATACCCATAGTACGCTGTACAGCTGTTGCAGTAGTTTGCAATAACGTATTTTTAATACCCTGCCATTTTTTATTATCTTTCATCATTGTAAGTAAACGTCCAGTTCTCTCTGTTAACCTAGTAGCGTTTGAAGGTTGTAATTTTGCCATTTTCCATGGAGACATGCGTTTACCTACTGTATTTGGTATAATATACTTATCTGCAGCAACTTGACGAATATGATCAAGAGCTAAAGATAGAATTAAAAATACTTCTTTACGGTATTTTTGATTTATATCTTTAATTTCTTTATCAAATTGTTTAGCATTAGCTATTTCGATACGTGTAATTGGCTTTGTCATTGCAAACTCATCAAAGTTAAATTAATTATTAGATGGATGGAGTAATTACCCCATCCATCTAGGTTAAATTATATCTGTGTAACACTATCCACAGTTGACTTACAGTTGGTAAGGAGACATCCGTAATCGGTATTAATTTTTATTCCACGGTGTTCTCTTGCACGAATACGCATCTTTCTCTTCTCAGGAATAGCATAGTCTTCCATAATAAAATTAGATGAGTACCGTGACCAATTCAACTGCTTAATAAGACACTGAGTTTTCATGCCAACAGAACCTTGTGGCAGATAACCAAGCATAGCATATTCATTGGACCAGAACTTACCGATACTTGCAGCACTTCCAAGATTCGAAGTATCATAAAGAGATTGTACAGGAACAACTCTCTTAATACCAAAGTAACCGGCAAGGAATGCTGCTTTAACAGCGATACCTGATTTGAGCATATCTGCATACGCACCGGAATACTTAAAGTATTCCTTAATTTCCGAGGTGAGGATCAGATACTCAATATTATCCTCACTCGTAATAAGTGTCAAAACACTCTTTGGCAAGGCTGATTTTCTTCTTATAATTTTAGCTGAAGTATCAATATCAGCCCATGGAGTTGCTTTAGCTGCATCATCCCATTCTTCTGATATATCGTGAGTATTGGTATCGCCAGTGAAGGTTGTTTCATTAAATAACGCTTCAGCAACACGTGATTCTCTACCTAGAAGTAGACCCTGCCATGCCAATTCAGCAGAGACGGCTTCTTGATCAATATACTCCTCATCTTTCATTTCCTCGGTCAGATCGATTTCTTCTTCAAAACCGTACTCATAAGTAAGGTATGAATCATCACTCCATGTCCATTCCGACCGTGGAAAAGAACCATCATTCTTTCTGCGTGTATCCATGACCTTCATACGTGATTCTCTATCCAAAACAGGGTAACGTCCAGCTTCTTTGGATACGAGAACTGTAGGGGCAATAGCTTCAGCAGCTAGGTTAAGATCCTCAAATTTTATCTCTTCTACAAGCGTAACAAGATCATTACGCAAAGTAACACCAGTACCTCTTTTCATTGCATTCTCCTTTAGTGATTATGATACTGCACGTACAACAAGAATATTTACGGTTAAATTCCCATTCGGATCAGTACAAGTAACAGTAACTGTATCAGCAGCAGTAACTGCAGCATGTACAGGAATAGCTCCCAGTGTCGCGTGAGACACAAACACATAATCAGTAGAAAGAATCTGATCGTTATGATATACACCGCTTGTTCCGCCATCAGCGATAGTAACCTGTCCAACACAAACAAGTTTCAACGCAGGACGTACACCTGAATCAAGCTGCTCGATAGATACTTGTGCACTTTTTTTATTATTATAGCAAGCAATATAACCACCAGAAACACCTGCTTCACCTGCGTAACACAAAACAGGAGCTTCAACCCATGCTGTACCACTCCAAATTACAAAAATACCTTCATCCTCTACATAATAAATATCACCTGTTGCAGGAGAAGCAGCACCAGAAGTAATAGCAGTAGTTCCATTTTTCGCACACTTCCAGTTGGTCCCATCAAAATATACTACATCACCTGCGGCGGCGTCTGTAATATCCGCGTGATCATTCCAAGTCGCGATCTGTGTATTGTTGGTAGGTATGATATACGTATCTTTATTAGCTGGAGCAGCTGCCAAATCGAGTGAACGACTCTTAACTGTATATGCAGTTCCACCAGCAATAGTCGTATAAGTTTTTACTTTCCCAACAGTACCTGTCGCAAAGAGCGGTGCATGTGCAATAACAGTGCCTTCCAAATCCAAGAAAAAAGTACCATCAATAAAATCAAAAGGCATAACTGTTACTGCATAATCGTTCTCGTCTCCGCGCTGTGTAGTATAACCTAGAGCTACATCGCCATACGTTGCATACGCAGGAACATTAGCTGCGGAAATTTTAACAACACGACGCTCCATCAACTGTGAAGCAGCAGCAAGCTGCAAAGGGAAACTCTTCACTCCAGTATATTTAGAGATAGACATTATTCATTCTCCTCTTCTTTAGTGTTACCAAAAAGTGGTTCAAATTCAATACGCGCTTTTTTCCATGCTTGACGTTTAGACAGATTGTACTTTTGCATACAGAAGTTTACTGCTTCGACATCTGTTTTTGGAGTATCATCTGCCATACTATCAGAACTATTCCCTGCAATTTTGGGTGCTCCAGCAGCGAAATTAGCCTGTTCGTCAGTTTTTGCTTTACTTGCAGATACTGCAAGCGATTCAAAAGCCTCAACAACAGATTTATTTTCGCTGATGAGAATTTCACCCTCTTCGGCAAGATTAAGTGATTTTGCAAAATTACGTATTTTCTTTTGATCTTCTGTAATCTTTTCAGCTTCCTTATACTGATTAATCTGCGCAACAAGCACCGCATTTTCATCTCGAAGAGCTGATATTTTACCCTCATTCTCTTTCTGTCCTTGTATGACTCCTTCTTTAAGAATGGATTCATAGAGTGCAGAATTACTCCTTTGAAGATCCTCTGCATTAAGTTCAGAAATCTTCTTTTCTCCAATAGCCATAACACTTCTCCCATTCGTTTGAGGTGAATTTACACCAATATTATTACCTAGAACATCTTGCCAAGTTTTTATCCCATCTATAAGTCCTAGCGCTAATGCCTCCTTTGTTTCAAAATTTTTTCCATCCGCCCATTCACTAATTTTATTTAAATCTAAACCACGCGCAACAGCTACTTCTTTAGTGAAATCGTCATAAGATTGATTCACACTTTCTTGTACATATTTGCGTTCATCCTCACTATAAGGTTCATGTGGATTCCCGGTTACTTTATACTTTCCTGCTTTAATATACTCAATTTTTATTCCTAATTCTTCCATAAACTTTGAATAATCAATGTGCATTTGATACACACCAATAGATCCTATACGACTCTGTGTGTAAGCATAAATATTTTCACAACCCGCTGGGATCCAGTAAAACGCGCTACATGCCAGACCGTTTATATAAGCATTTATTGGTTTTATATTATTTAACTCTTTAATAAGGTTATGCATCTCAGATACACCAAAAACACTTCCACCAGGGGAATCTATTTTTAATATAACTTCATCAACGGTATAATCATCAACAGCAGCCAGTAATGAATTTTCTAGGTTACAAATTACATAATTCCAAGTATCATCTACCATACATTTATTATAAAATATTCCTTGTGCATTAATTATTGCTTTTCTATTAACTACTTCATACACAATATCGTTTTTATATTCGATTATTAATTCTCCTCCACGTTCAGCTTTTAAAATATTTATAATAGTTGAATCCATAGAAGATTGATGTATCGCCCAAGGAGTCGAAAAAATATTACTTGTAGCTATACTTAATTTATTATTCATTCTCCGTCCTCATTTCCATCTGCATTTGTGATCTTCTTTGCATCTCCTGATTTTTTCTCCGAATTTGTTTCAGGAAACTTTATTCCATATTGCTCTTCAAGTTCTTTTTGGCGTTTTAAAACATGTGCTTTACGTTCGATTTCAAGTAAAGCATATTCTGTTAATTCTGCTTGAATTTCTTCAAAAGAATCTCCACGCTCTTCTATAATACGTTGTGGAGTAGTTGTACCATTCTCTATATCTATAGCATTAGCGCGATTTTCTTTAAGCGTATCTATAGAAGAGAATGATGGCCACCTGATACTTAACCTAGACTCTCCTGCACGAATAACCTCAAATAAGGAAGCTTCTTGTAGTACCGTATTTTCTATCCAAGAAATAAAATAATCTAATCTTTTTCTCCAACGTAATTTTAATTTTTTTACTTCATTATCTCCACCACGCCACGAAGAATAATTAGTTATACTTAAATCTAAAAAAGCTATTTCATACGGTACACGTATATACATACTAATTAGTCTTTGGAGTCGCACTAAAAATGCATCAACATTATCATTAGGCCGATTTGGTGATGCAAATGAAATATCTTCATTTGGTTTTAAATAACTCAACATTCCGGGTTTTAATTTAGTTACTCTACGTGAACTATAAGAGTCTCTAGGGTCAGTAATAGCTCCACCGCCTTCTGTAGTCATTGATGCCATAGCTTTAGCAGGATTATTTGTAGTTATAAAACCTGCAAAACATGCAGCAACACGCGCACCTACTATTACTGCTTCTAGGTAATCATCCATGTGTTTTATCAATGGAATAATAGGAGTAATAATTGGATACTGTCTAGACATTTTAGGTCTGGAATTTAATGGAGCTTTAAATAATTGTGTAACCACTCGTCCATTTTTAATTCTTGGAAAAAAATCATAATTACTTAACTGATCTCCATACACACCTATCTTATCATATTTTTTAACATAGTAGCCTAGTATATGACCTGCAGAATCATATTTAACGCCGTTACGTATATCTTTATTTGTTTGTAAATCAGCAGGTGTTTTGATTCTATTACCTTCAATTAATTCTACTACCGTTTGTTTACCTATTTCTCTTTTAGGATCCATTGGTAAACTAATTAATAAATCACCTTCAAGAAAGGAACAAGATACTAGCTGTTCAACTACTTCATCTATTGTAAGGTTATCAAAGGTTAAATCTTTATTAAAATCATCAAGTCTTTCTTGTGCTTGTCGTTCAAGTAATTTACTAGATGCCTTTTTTATACGTACAGCACTAGGTGTTCCAACTAGGTTAATATACATCTGCTGTAACCCAGCGATTATTGGGTTATCTTTAACTAATTGTCGTGCGCGTTCTCGTAACTTTACAAGAGAATCTCCTTCATGCAATTCTTCATCTGGAGTAGCTTCAGAACGTACAATCCAGTCTATATTATACGCATTGCGCTCAGCACTTTTAAAATATGTAGACATTAACATCCTCCAATACAAGAAAGCATTTCACCGTCAGACATTCCAGTCTGTTCTTGATCAGCTTTTGCTTTTAACCAAGAGGTAAAAGATTCAATATTATTCATAGTAGTATAAGTTACTCTCATCTCTCTGGAATTTTCAGTAGATGAAATAAAAAATGAATTAATATCCCGATTGGCTAAAGCATCTAACCATTTATAATATAAACTAGTCCATGATTCCCAAGCCATTTAAAACCAGTCCTTTCCATCATCATATGATTCTTCATATGTAACATTACTAGGTGAAGATTCTTGTATACTCTGTACTGTTTCCCTTATTTTTTTATATGGATTGTACTCAAAAAATTCTTCTTCAATTTTATGTCTAAGTACACCCAAATCAGTAGGGATATCGAGACAAATAAAAGAATGCACATCCGCCATTCGGTAATCACATTGACCAGTTTTTTTCCAAATAATTTTATTTTCACCGCTTTTTTTATTTGGTTCTTTTACCTTGCGGATGTTACAATACTGAATACAAAAATCATCATCGGTATCTCTAGGTAAAATAAACGATGTACTATCCGAACGCTCTTCTGTTTCATCGAGATATTCACACGTACGGACTAGGTAAAGATTCAAATCCTTATTATAAGAAAATCGTACATGCTGTGAATTGCGTCCCTTTACCATAATAAAATTATCAAAATTAGCTATAGCTTCATATAATTCTTTTGTTCTGTGTCCGCCAGTATCTATGGCAGTTAAACAAGATTTCCAACGTGCTTTTTCACCTATATAAATATGCTCTTCTATTTTTTGAAAAGCTCCTATTACATCATCACGTGACGCTACTTCCATAGGACAGGAAATAAAATATTCATCAATAAGACAAGTATATTTACGAGAACCCCACCCCCGTACAACTACATAAAATCCGTCATCCTGTGTATCTATACCGGTAGTTATAACTCTAACAGCTGAAGGTACTTCACCTTTAGTATATGAATCAACTTTACGCTGTTTCATTTTTACCGCTGAAGTTTTAGATATATCATCTATCCAAAACTCAGCTTCCCAACACTGATAAAAGTTTTTATAGTCATGTAATTTATTTTTAACATCTTCGTGTTTATTCCATATACGGTTAAAAGATCTAAAGGGAGATACTTCACTGTTCCACCAAAAAACCATTGTTTCAGTTACTTCAAAGGGATAAAAATCTTCACTACTTTCATCCGCAGAGGTATGTTCCCATTTATTATCTTCATTTAAAATACGTCGTACGTATTTACCTTCAGCATTAAAAGAACGTTTTTTGTCATCATCAGAAAAAATAGCTCCACAATATTTACATACACATTTACCATTTTTTATATTATGTCTAAAAGATAAAGGTTGGTATTCTTTACATTCAGGGCAAGGTACTTGCCAAAACCATACTGATGTATTTTTACGGTCTAGTTGTTGATGTAAAAGATCGCCTTCAACAGAAGGAGAAGAAACTATATAACCTTGACCAATACCCATGTCTAAATAAGTTGTAAGCCGATCTTCTGCTAACTGAATAGGATTAGATTCTCCGCCAACAGTTAGAGGCATAAGTCTAGCTTCGTCTACACAAACTCTTTTCATCGGGAAAGATGAAACTGAACCTAGAGAACCTCCCCACCCAAGATGTAGGGTCATGTGATCTAATTCTATGCCTGACTTACTAACATCACGTATACGTTCTGTTTTATGTGCAGCTAAATCTGGCGTTTCATCAATCATGCCAATTACTTTTTCTTTTATATGTTTACGTCCCATTTTTTCATTAGGAAGTAAGTATAAAAGAGGTCCCGGATCTTGATCAATACTGTCGGCAACAGCCGCTTGTAAAAATACAGTTTTACCTGATTGTGTAGGAGCTATAATTATAATCCACTTTACTTTAGAATTTCCAACTAAAGATAAAGGCAATTCAAGGTATGGAGTTAAACTCATATCTATTTCACCTAGAATATTACCCTTTTGAGGTAAACGTATTTTTTTCACTACCTGATCAATAGGTATTCTATCTGGTATATACAACCAGGATAATTCTTCTTTAGAGATTCTCAATTCCATAACTAGATTACCTATTAAAATTATTCTTTCTGTTCTATTACTTTGCGTATATATTTTACATCATCATAAATATCTTCAATTTTTATTAATCTTTTTTCATGTTCACTTATTTTTATACGCATCTCAGTTGCTGAAGACGCTAAAACCCATGTAACTGAACCTAATGTAGCTAAAAAACCAATCATTACACTTATTAGCCATTTCCAAGATACTAACCGTCTATCAATATTAATAATACAACGTTCTTCATGCTGGCGAATTGCTTCTTCAATCTGATTCATTCTCAATAGATCCTTTATTTGACATAAAAATAAATCGGTGATCCAGGAAAAGGATTAACATCAAAATTAAAAGTAACTAAAGATTGTATATAATATTTATAACCACGCTGTACTATACCTCCTGCAATCATTCCAGTTATTCTTTGTGTACCAAGAATTCTTGTGGCAACATATTCCCCTATAATGGATTCACTACCACTTTGTGTTACACGTGTTAAACGTACTTTATAAGCTATAGCTAGGGATAAATCTACATCTGTTTCATCCCCTAGATATAAATCATAAGGTATCGGTTGTGCATCTCCAATATAGTTATAAATATATGACATTAAATTACCTGCACAGTTGAATTTCCAATTACACCTGAGGATAGGATAGAATCAGTATTTATATTTTTTATATCACTATCCCTTTTTATGCTATTTAACCTAGAATGATTAACTATCTGTAAAGTTAAACTACTTATTTCCCTGAGTAACATAGTTATTTTAGAATCTCCTACTATTCTTATATATATACTTCCCCAAAAACCATAAGGAAAATATATAACAGATTGTGTAAGTGTCCGTTTATAAATAAATGACTTAGAAATCATATCTGTACTTCTGATATAGGTAATGCATATTCATCGTCACTATCATACGTAACGGCCATAACTACTTCTCCACCGCCGGCTTCCGTCCCTGCGACGGATTCTGTAATTCTTTTACTTGTTTCTGTTCCAACGATTGTATTTCTTCTATTGAAAAGATCAATGTATCTCTCTTCTGTAAGTGTTTCTGCAGGGATTTCCATGAGTTTATTATGCTCTTCTGTAGAGAGTCCGCTTCCACTACTGATTGAGACGACAGTACTTGCTGCACTTTGGATATTA